AATCGAATCAATAACAATAATCAGATGTTCACCGCGTTCCAGATTGGTAAGCTGATTCATAATATCAAATTTCAATTGTTCAATGTCCGTAATCGGAGTGTGCAGAACCCGTTCGGTATCAATACCAAAGCTGTCAAAATAAGACTGAGGAGTGCCAAACTCAGAATCATAGAATAGTAACGCTGCATCATTATATTTGTCCAAATAAGATTTTGCCATCAATAAACTAAAGGCAGTTTTAAAATGTTTTGATGGACCGGCCCACATTGTAAGACCTGGGGTCAGACCACCATCCAAACGACCACTCAATGCCACATTAATAATGGGCACCGATGTGGGTATCATATCCTTCTGTGTGAAGAATTTTGATTTTGAGAGAATAGCGGATTCTTTAATCGAACTATTCTTTTTAATTTTATCAAGTATACTCATTTCTTTTCCTTTTCACGAAACGCAAACTCATCTTCATAATCATACTTAGGTGTTAAATCTTTAATCTTCCTGTTTGGAAACCCCCTCTTGGTTATTGGAGGTATGGATTCACCTGAAGCGCCATCAATTACAATATCTTCCACAGGTTTTTCTTCAATCTTAGTAATGTTTTCTTTTTCAATTTTAATAACATTGTTCGCCAATTCTTCTTGTTCCGTAAATACCGGAATATCTATTTCTGTATTGGCTTTTTTTTCTTTTTTCTTCCAAATTTTTTTATGTACTTTAAATCTTTCCGTTTCTGGTGTCAAACCAACAACAGTATTATCTTTGACAATTGGTTTACCACTTCTCTGTTGCATTGACATATTTGCTGCTATTAATAATAACACAGCTAGCGGGTCAAATACAACCATGATTAACATGATTACCAAACGAACTGCTTTATCAATGGCATTGGTATCATCTGTACCATATATCATATCACCAATATATTTGATAGGTCCAACTTCTGCCACTAGTTTATTTTCTTCTTTTAATAATGGTAATTTTCGTTTATTGATATCAGCCAATTCTCTCTGTGTTTGTTGAATTTGTCTATCAACATTGGCGGATGCCGTTTCAGGATTGCCTGCACGTTTCAGTAAATATTCTAATCGCTCATTGGCAATCTTTTCTTGCTGTTTGAGTGTTTTTATTTCTACTGAGTTGGCACCAGCTTCTAATGTGGAATCAATGTGTGCTTGGGATAGAAAACCAAAAATACCCATACTTGTAATCACCATTAATACTACTACGGCAGATGTCAAGTATGATTTCAATAAAAGTGGGCAGGTTTTCCAATTACGATATAACCATGATGCAGTAACTAATTTACTCATCTCAAGAACCGAACCCATAAAAACGATTGGCCAAAATGCGCCTGTAAAGATTGCAGCCAAACCAATAATGGAATAATAGGCTGCAATACCTGATAATAATAATGCTGATAATAGTGTTAACATAATCATGAGAAAAAGTCCTCCAATGTACTTACCTTTTCTGTAGACCAGCCCATACAATCTAAAATGACTTTGATTGGTTCTAAGAAAGCTTTATCGAATTGCATATCATAATCGATATAATCATGCAAACCTAATTCTTTTGGCAATCGTGAAGGATATGAAATGACGGTATCTTTAAAATGATTTGGCATCTTCAAGTATGTAAACTTGACCTTCTCGCCTTCTTGGATGAGTGGATATTTCTTGGTAAGATTATTCTGATTTAAAAAGTTATTATATAAAATTGCACCTTTTACATGAATTGGTGTTCCCAATTTATATAAAGTGGCTGCGTCTGAATATTTATTCAAGCCATTTAGACCACGGGGGAAAGATATTTCTTCGGGTGGCAACTTACGGAATTCTTCTCTAAACTTGGCAATAAAATTGTGTATGTCCTGTTCTGTGCCAGACATCATTATTTTGATAGCCTGTTTCATCTTCTCACGAATTGAAGATGGTGTCGAGGACTTAATCATTTCTAGGCCCATCACTTTCATGTATGGTTCTTTATATGACACACCTTCGTTATTAAAAATGTTTAGAATATATCGTTTCTTGGCAGTCCACAATCCTTTATTGGACAATGCCTCTCGTTTCATCTCCATTTTCTGCGAATACGCATTAACGTAATCTGCAAGTTCTTGATAGGAAACATCAATAAACGGTTGAATCTTATCATCACATACTTTATCCATGAATGCAATGATGTTATTTGTATCAACGTTTCTATCACCGTAGACTTTATTAACCAATCCTCCAAGACGTAAGTAAATCGAATCAGTATCGCTCGCAATAACGTAATCATCATTTTTAGTATCCAACAATTTGTTCATGTATTGATTTAGTTTATTTTCAATCCAACGAATGCTTAATTGTCCAGCAGTAGTAACAGCAAGGGCCATACGTAAATCATAAAAACGGAAATATTGACTACCGAGAGCACCGTAAGCAGAATTAAGGGAAACTTTTTTCGCCAATTGAATGTTGTTGTATTTGGCAATTCGTTTTTCGATTGCGTATTTTTTCGAATCATCCGTTTCATTTTCATACTCCTGTTTTGCTTGAAGCATCAGCTTCTTAAATTTCTTTCTATCTGTATACATTTCTTCCATCATCTTTGGCAAGAAACCTTGAATGTCGGTACGAAAGAATTGTCCATTAGGTGTTAGTGTTGCATTTTTTAGTTTAGATGTATCAACCTCTTTCTTTAGAAGTTTATCAACAAAAACACCTTGTGAAATAATCTCACGCATTTCTTCTGTATAGTTTTGTGGTTCAATCAATGTTTCTGGTGAAATATTATACTGCATCATCAAATGTGGATACAGAGAGTTCAGGTCGAATGAAGCAACCCAATTGTGTGAACCAACTTGTGGATCCTTAACATAGGCACCTTCAAATGCCGAATCTTTATCTTTAATAATTCTTGGTGGTACAATAATACCTTTCTCAAACAAATAAGAATATGTTAGAGAATCCCACATACGAGTTTGTGCAAACACATCTTCAAAGTTTGATTTGGTGTCGTAGGCAAGAGTTACAGCCAACTCAACCAGTTTTAACTTATCTTCAAGTTTAATAATAAGTTCAACGTCTTTAATATTATACTCAATAAACTTCTGAAAATTTAAACGATATAAAGCATTAAGATTATCATACTCATCATAATCTAATTTACCTTCACCGAGTTCTACTTGAGCAATATTGTCCAGACGATATGATTCTTGTGACTTGCCGCCAGGTGCGTACCATTTGTATAGTTCAATATAATCAAGTGAAGATACGCCAACTAATGTGTAATCAATTAACTGCCTATTGTTTACATATGCTTTGCGTTCTGTGATGAAATTCCATGGTGATAGTTTTTTGGTTTCTTCTTCACCTAGAATCTTACGAAAACGATTGACAAGATATGGTATATCAAAGAACTTGGTATTCCAACCAGTTATGATGTCTGGATATTTGTCTTTCCAAAGCTCTAGAAATTTCTTACAGAGATTGTATTCATCTTTGCATCGAATATAGATTTCACCTTCTTGCACTTGATATTCACCACAGCCAAATACAATTGGTTGGCCATTAGTAAATTTTAAACAGATTGCTGTGATTGGTTCGTTTGCTTGATAAGGATCAGGAAAGCCATTCTCTGAACCGACCTCGATATCGATTACGGCAACAGATACTTTTTCATAATCATAGTCGACCATACCATTGTGTTGGTCAGCAATAAAAGCATATTCAAATCGAGTTTGGCCACAAATTCTAGGCGCACCAGATACACCTTCAAATTGTTTGATATAATCTCTTGCCGCTTTGACAGAGGCAAAGCTTTTCTCATCTAAGTAATCACCCTCAAGTGAGGTGTGGTTTGTTATTTTTTTGGAAGGTATAAAAAGTGAAGGAGAATAATTGATTTTATCCTTCACTCTTTTACCATTTTGAATGCCTCGATATAATATGTTGTTACCGAAACATTGTACATTTGTATAAAAATTACTCAAATTTAACCTGTAATGATTTGTTGTTTTGATATTACGATACCAGAACCAAAGACGCTGTTATAATTATTAATAAAATCTTCTGCTGGAACATAGGAGTATACTACATTCTTCTTAGCAATGGCAAGCGTAGACCCCTTCTTTTGTTCGGCATGTAGTGGGAAAGGTGCAAAACCAACGTTGGGTTGACCGGTCTTGGGGTCACGCACAATGGCAATACCAACAGGGTTTTCAAGTACAAATTCGGTTTCTGATTCTGATTCAATTTCACCAAGAATTTCTTCTCCGGTAACGAGTTTCATAGCTAATATCTTCATTTGGTTATCTCCACGTTATAAATAAGTATGTAGTTGATGTGATTATACGTTATTCTCTCCTTCTTGTCAATCTGACATTTGGTATTCTTTTATTATCCCCCTAAACAAAACTAACAGAGGATGGTAGAGGACAACCTTTATCAAAAATAAATGTTTAAAAGTAAAATATTTGCTAGCATATTTGTAATGGTATTTGCGAGCAATGTATTTGCACAACCTATTGTAACAGATTCCACATCAAGAAGTTCTACCGACTCCACTTCAAATAGCACAACTACCGTTAAATCTCCCCCTCCAACAGCCGTAGCGCCTGCCATAACAGTTATTAATTCTGATGTTTGTGCGGTTGGTTATTCCGGTGCGGCTCAAACACAAATTTTAGGTATTGCTTTTGGTGGCTCGGTCACCGATAAAAACTGTGAACGATTAAAACTTGCTCGTTCCACATATGACATGGGTATGAAGGTAGCAGCGGTTGCTATTATGTGTCAAGATGAGCGTGTATTCTCAGCAATGATGAATGCCGGCACACCATGTCCAGTTGATGGTAAAATTGGTGAACAGGCAAGAGCAATTTGGGAAGCCGATCCAGACCGTAAGCCACAGAAAATCAAAAGTAAAGATTAACCAATGAAGTTAATTGCTGTATTAATGGCTACAGTTTTGGTAGCAGGATCAATCAAAGCACAAACTATTGAACCAACAGGTTCATTGGTTTCTCCAAATTTAATTGGTGGTGGTTATAGCACTATAACAGGAACAACTCCATACACCGGAACTGGTGGTGGTTACTCTGGTGGTTCAACACCTGGTTATAACTCTGCCACCAACACCATACATTTTGGATATACACAATCTGCTGTTGCATACACTTATGCATTTAGTCAAGCATTACAAAATAGTGGTATGACCATTCTTGGCTACAACTATTCGTGGAACTATTTAAATCAAGGTGATTCAGTAGGTAATCTTTCAGCAACCGTAAATTTTGTTGGACTTGGTGGAAGTTCATTACATTTAAAAAATTGGTCACTCGGACCAACAACTAATTGGACAAATATTAGTGGAACAGAAACTTTTCCTAATAATGGTTTAGCAGCATTAAATATTGCTAATTTTTCTTTAAGCTTTAATGGTAAAGATTCTCGTTTTTGGGCAGGATATTATGGACCACAAGTTAAAGATCCATCTTTATCATTAAACTATACATTTGACCAATGTTCATCAAATCCATTATCAAGTCCAACTTGTCCTGGTTATGCGGCTGCTTATTTGACACAACAATGCACAGCCAATCCACTCCATAATACTAGTTGTCCAGGCTATGCGGCCGCCTACCAAATTCAACAATGCACAATTAATCCATTGACAGACCCAACTTGTCCAGGTTATGCATCCGCTTATCTAACATATCAATGTTCAATCAATCCATTGTATAGCACAACTTGTGTTGGATATACAGAAGCTTATAAAACCCAACAATGTTTATTGGACGGATTATATGATAGAACTTGTCCTAATTACGCAGAAGCCTATGCTAAGAAAAATATAATAACTACTGATACCACTTCTACAACAAAAACTACAACTACAACAACATCAACAGTATCCAAAACAGAAGCTTCTACTACAATATCATCTGATGGTGCAGTAAAAACTGAAGTTTCAAAAACGGGCGACTCTAATGTTGATAAAGCAATTGCTACACCAACATCAACAACTAATACTGCTGCGGCACCATCTGCGCCGGTACAATTAACACCACCACCAGCCACAGCAGCCGTTGCTGAAAGAAGGCAAGAACAGAAGCAAGATGATAAGAAGGCAGAAAATAAACCAGAAGGTGGACAATCTGCTCAAAGTGGACCACAAGGTGGTCAACAAGAACAAAAGTCTGACCAACCTAAAACGGCTAGACAAGAATTACAAGCACGTAGACAAGAAGCAGCCAAAGCCAAAGCAGTAGAACAAGGTAAAGACCTTGCAAACAGTATGGG